CAACCGGGAACTCCTCGACGCAGGGGCCGTGGCGGTGGTGTACTCGGTACTTTTCCCCGAGGAGGACCGGTTTGGCGGGGATGAGGCGTTTGCCGGCAGTATGGGGGAGATCCCCACCTTTCTGAGCGCGGTAGCCAGTGCCTCGACAGACCGCCAGGACGGCTGGCAGATCGGGGTAGCCACGCTGGGGCAAGTCCATGAAAATGCCATCAATTACCCCGGAATCCTCCCCAATGTCCCGATACTTCAAGCCGCCGCCACCGGGACCGGCGTGGTCAATACCGCCCCGGAGGTGGACGGCCTTGTCCGTAGGGTGCCGATGCTGGTTCGTGTTGGAGAATCCTTGTATCCAGCCCTTGGGCTGGATGTACTGCGGGGTCTAGCCGGCGATCCATCCTACCAAGTCAGGGGCTCTGAGAGCGGTATAGAGGCGGTCAGGGTGCCTAGTTTCGATACCATCAATACCGATGCAGCAGGGAGGGTCTGGATAGACTGGGTGACGAGCTTTTCTTCTGAACCCCTAGCTGGGACCATAGTTTTTGTCGGAGTCACCGCTGCCGGGGTCTCACCGCTCGTACCGACTCCCCGAGGACTCATGTTCCCCCATCAGATCCAAGCCACCCTTTTTGAGACTCTCCTGAACGGAACCTCACCTGTTCGACCTGATTGGGCTCTGGGGGCCGAGGTGGTGGCTGTGGCGATCCTAGGGCTCCTTACGGGGCTGGTGGCGGTTCGTTTGCCCGTACCAGCCGTTCCGGTTGGGGTTCTGGCCATCGGCGCTGTCACGGCCACCTGTTCGGTTCTGGGCTATCTGCGTCTGGGCATCCTGGTGGACGCGGCCTACCCGGTACTTTCCGGGCTGATTGTGGGGTCGGTTGGCGTGGGGAGGCGGATGTTGTCGGAATATCAGCTGAAAATGCAGATAAAGGGCCAGTTTTCAACCTATGTGTCGCCGGATCTGGTGCAGGAACTCCAGGATGACCCCTCGAAGCTGGTCTTAGGCGGGGAAACCCGCTACATGACCTACCTTTTCGCTGATGTGGTGGACTTTACATCGATAAGTGAGGCGCTTCAGGACGACCCCCAGGCGCTGATCCGCTTGGTGAATAAGATCCTGTCCCGGATCATTGATGTGGGGCTGTCCTTGGGCGGAACCCTCGACAAGACCATCGGGGACTGCTGCTTTTTCATCTGGGGAGCCCCGCTGCCTTGCGAACAGCACGAAGAGCGGGCCGTGACGTGCGCTGCGATGATGCTGGTGGCCCTGGACTCCCTCAACCGGGAGATGAGCGCACAGGGGCTGCCTGAGATCGGCCTCGGCGTGGGGGTCAACAGCGGTTACGCGGTGGTGGGCAATATGGGCTCCGATGGACCCGCCGGCAAGCGGTTTGACTACTCCGCCATCGGGGATGCGGTCAATGTGGCCGCCAGACTGGAGTCGAGCAGCCGGAAGTACCCCCAGGACGTGCTGATTGGCGAGACAACCGCTAGAAAAGCGCCGGGTCTGGTGGAGTATCTCGATAAGCTCACGGTGAAGGGCAAGGAGGAGGTACTCCGGGTCTACACACTGAGCCCGGAGGCGATGGAGGCGGCAAAGCTCGCTGATTACTGGATCGATAAAGCCAAAACAGCGGGTAATTGACCTAGAAAGGGCAAAATGTGATGATATTTGCCCTGAAACAGCGTTTTTAAGCTCTGTCCCAAACCAAGGGGCAGACCAGCATTTTAAGGGGTTTTATGAAGATAGAGGTCCGGGATATCGCCGCAGTCGTGCCGTATGCTAGAAATCCACGCAAAAACGAGGCTGCTGTGGCGAAAGTGGCGGCCTCGTTGCAGGAATTCGGCTGGAGACAGCCCATCGTAGTGGACTCCAAGGGGGTGGTGATCGCCGGACACACCCGGCTACAGGCCGCGCAACAACTCGCTATGGCCGAGGTTCCGGTGCATATCGCCACCGAACTCACAACGGCCCAGGTCGCCGCCTATCGACTGGCCGATAACCGTACCGCGGAGGAGGCCGAATGGGACTCGGAACTACTCAAAATAGAGCTTGAAGATCTGCTTTCGCAGGACTTTGATCTCGAGCTGACCGGGTTCGATAACGATGAGCTGAGCGATATCCTGGAGGAGGTGTCCGAGGGACTCACCGATGACGATGCCGTTCCTGAACTCCCCGAGGAACCCACCACCCAACCGGGCGACCTATGGCTGCTGGGCAGACATCGATTACTGTGCGGGGACAGTACCGATGGCAACGACGTCGCAAGGCTCATGGACGGGAAAAAGGCCGATATGGTGTTCACCGATCCGCCGTGGAATGTTAACTACGGTGCCGATCAAAACCACCCATCATGGAAACCAAGAACTATTCTAAACGACTTCATGGGGACAGAGGACTTTAAGGATTTTATGTCCGCCGCATTTGCCCAATTAAACAAAAGCTCCAAGAACGGATGCCCAACCTACGTGGTCATGTCCGCCCAAGAATGGGGCAACGCAATGCTCACACTGGCCCTCAATAACTACCACTGGAGCAGCACCATCATCTGGAATAAGTCCCACCTCGTATTATCCAGAAAGGACTACCACACGAAGTACGAACCCATCTGGTACGGATGGTCAGAAGGCGAGGCAAGGCTGTGTCCGGTCAAAGACAGAAAACAATGCGATGTCTGGGACATAGACAGACCCTCACGGTCTGACCTCCACCCAATAACAAAACCCGTGGAACTGGTCGAAAGAGCCATCCAGAACAGCAGTAGACGAGATAACCTCGTCCTCGACGCGTTCTGCGGCTCAGGATCAACCCTGATTGCCTGCGAGAAAACAAGCCGATCCTGCTACAGCATGGAACTGGACCCCAAATACTGCGACGTTATTGTCGAAAGATGGCAGGCGTTTACAGACTCAGAAGCCACTTGCGAAGGAGAAAACTATGCCGGGAGGCAGGCCAAAGGCCAAACTTGACCTCAAAAGAGGCTGGAAAGAGGCCATTTTGAGCGAGTACGCAGAGGGTGCATCTGATGTCGAGGTGCGTGTTTTGCTGCGTAAATTCAGGAGAAAAGCCAGTCTTTCCAATGACTTATGGAGAAGGTGGATGGCAGAGGAGCCTGAGTTTTCGGAAACCGTAAAAGAGGGAAGAGCGACCTCTGAAAGGTGGTGGCTCCGGCTGGGGCGAGGGATGGCAGCCGGGAAAATACCGGGCAATCCGACGACTTGGATCTTCAATATGAAGAACCGCTTCGCCTGGGCAGATCGCCAGGAGATACAGAACATCGTGACCTCTGGCGCAGAGCGCGATTCTGTGGCGATACAGGCGGCTTTGGAGGCCAAGCTGCGGTCATTGGGCATTGACCCAGACCCGACTGCGGACAGCGGCACTGGGAGCAAAGATGCTGACTCGGAGGAATCAGCGGGCTCTCCGAGCCAGGGTGAGCCGATCCACTAGCGCCGGGACTGATCCGCGGAGTTATGCCAGAACCCCGATTCTCCACCCACGACCCACTTCGGGGGTAAAATGGGCGTAGTGCTCATAATGTATATTATGTTAACTCGCGCGTACCTATGCGGCTTACAGGGGAGCTTCCAATCTCCACCTGCGGTTTTTCTAGGTAGTGGGCGTAAGTCTTTGAGTGTTGGTTGAACTCATATCTGGGGTTGGACTAGGAGTTGTCCTCGATTCCCCACTTTCGGATTTACCGGAATCTGGGCGGATCGCCATATCGAGCCCCCCGGCCCCCCCTGTGGCCGAGGCCGCGGCTGCTAACGTTGATATTAGGGATTCACTCAAACAATGGGCTAGTTCTGCAAAAACCGAGCGATACCGGGGTTGTGCGGGGGATGTGTCCCCTTTTTTGCCAGGATAAGGGGTTGGGAGTCCCAGCCCCTTAAAATTTCTGTAGAAAATCTGCGGTTATTCGGGTAGAAAATAATTCCTCGCCACACGGTATGGAACATTTTCCCAGGTAGTTTGTTGGGTGACCCATTTTTGGACATCCTGGCGGTGTTTTAGCGAGATGACGCTGGTATCGAGGTCAGCGGTTCTTTCCAAGTCAGCGGTACTCAGGCGTTCGAGGTCTACCTCTCCTTCGCCTTTTATCCAGTCCTGTAGCTGCTTATCGCTGTGCGTACGTTCGTTCTGCATGGGTCTGGTTCCTCTATTAACATTACAACTATATCTATAAAGTATCTTACCTATATAGTATACGAGGGGAAAACACTTGCCGGGGTTTCGGGTTTGGAGTATTGTCGACGTTAGAATCCCCCGCGGATGCGGTGCTATAATATAGCTACATGATATAGCTTTATACTAGCTTTTATTTATTTTTGGTATAGCAGCTTAATAAGCTATAGATAGCTATATTATAGCGTTGCCCTTCTGGGCGGTGGTTTGGTATTGTGATTTAGCTCCGGTTGGTGTTACACCGTGCTGATCTGGGGAGATCCCCTGACAAGATATTTACACCTAGGTATTTTTGTCTACCCTCCCTTACCATTCCACCTGCCCTTCTTAATTCCACACCCCCTAGGTGTCTAGTTATATTGTAGGCACTTTTTGCTTACCTAAAGATTCTAGGTATCCAAAGTTGCGGGTTGCGTTTCCCTAGTAGGCGAAACGTGCAACTTCTGAGTCTTTTCTGATATATTCCAATATCTTCAGCTTCAGCGGCCTGGCCCCTTCAGCGGAGGGGCCGTCCGATTGGACCATGTGAAT